GTTTACACTTGTGGTGAACGAAGCAAAGATGTTCGAGTCGCTGTAGCCAAGGGTGCCGTATGCAAACGCACCAATGTTGCTCAGAGACGAAATTGAGACGGTGGGCTGGACGTTTCCAGCGGCCGTTACAACAGACGCCGCCACTTTCGTTGCGATGACCTGGACAACGCCAGAGTTGTCTTTGTAGAATAGCTTGCCATCTGTGTAGTTGATGGCCAATTCGGCGCCAGTCGAACCACTTGTCAAGTTGGCTGCCAAAGGCACGTTTGAAGCCGTGCCGCTCGCGTAATGAAGAATGGGGGTATAGCCTGTTGCCGCCATGAGGTACCTCGTAAGTTACACGGTATTAGAAACCATTTCGGGTGTTTTTTCAACCGCAAGCAGCTTGTCAAGGGCCTTCATGACGTAGTCTGCGTCGACTGCCGTCTTGGGGTCAAACTCATAGTGATCCCACGGAAAGAACTGATTTTTGACCAAATGCTTGCGGTTCCTGAGCAAATTGACGTTTTCCGGGTGCCCAAAGATCAATGGATCTGACACCGACCACAAGACAATGCCCTTTTTCCCGTGGTCCCAGCCCAAGTGCTGGAAGAAGCTGTCACACGAGATCCAAGTGTCACACTCGTCCAGCAGCTTGCGTAATTCGATTATCGACAGATTTTTGCGGAAGTCCGGCACTAATTGCTCTTCGCCCTCAACTCCTACCTGGACAATCGGCTGGTCGATCATGGCAATCAGCTCTTTCCAGTAGGGATAGTTCTTGGGATTCGTCTTGCCAGTCTTTAGCTTGGCGGCGTAAGGGGCGATGATGATCATGATACATACATCTTTCTGAACGCATCTTGCAGCGTCCCCTTCCAGTTCCACTCATTCATCTTGTGGTAGATGTTGAACCTAGTGATGTCGCCAAACAAGTTGATCGCGTCTGCAATTGGTCTGCCCGGCACGATCTCGGGGTAGCAACTGAAGACCTCCGGGTTCTTGACGTCCGGCAGCACATGCTTGAACACCAAGTGATCGCCCATGCCCTCGTTGAGAACCACGATCGTCTTGTCCTTGTAGGCGATGGTGTTGCGAAACACGATTTCGTCGTGCTGGTACATGCTCATGTCGTTTTGGGACCGGATGCCGCCCTGGGGGTTACGCATGTGCCAGGACACCGCATTGGGCACTGCCAGGACCTGGTAGCCCTTGCGCTTCACCCCATAGGTGAACAACGTCTCCTCGCGGTGGGCGACCTTGGACAACCCAATGCAATAGTCATGGATTCCGGCCCGGTAAATGAACGAGCAATGCAGATGCTCAACCGAAACCGGCTTTTTGATGTAGCCCCATTGGATGTTGGCCTCGTTGTCGATCATCTCGATCTTGCCGGTGGACTTTGAGTTGTCCATGGGCGTATTGACAAAGATCGAGCCACCAATGGCGCCGGCCTCTTCTGTGATGTGCTTCTCAAGGTTCTCAAGGACGCCAGGCTCGGGCACGCAGTCATCATCGACGCGCCACACCCAGTCAAAGCCTTCCTGAACAGCATAAGTGTTGGCGAACTGGTGGATGTGGTGCTGGCCCTTTTTCAGGGCAACCCGTACTTCCCAAGTCACCTTTTTCTCGTTCAGGACGTGCAAGATGCAATTAAGGAGGAACTTCTGTCGGATGTCCTCTACATTGTCGTTGTCATCAAAAATGATGATCTTATCGGGAAGTCTTGTCTGCATGGCCACAGCCTGCAGCACTATGGGTAGAGTCGTCTCGTATCTACCCTTCGTTGCTATTGAGCACAAGATTCTTGCCATCAACGCCCCCAGATCTCTTGAGTTATTGGAATGTCTCGGTAGTTGATGCGATGGCCCAAACTGTCAACCCCATCCCATGCTCCGATTTGGTTGAATTTTAACTGCGTGAATCCGAATTCTTTAAGTTTGTTTTGGATTATGTCCACACCCTTGATGGTTGGATGTAAATCCCCATGGATCTCAATGGCCACTGTATCGACCTTGGCCATGTCCTCTGGATCGGCGTTGAGCAGGATGTCGTATTCACCACCCTCGCAGTCCATCTTCAGGAAAACCTTGTCGCGCTCGGTCATCTTCATGATGTCCTTGAACGACAGCGTCTTGATCTCCTCGAAGCTTCCGGTGTCCTCGAAGATGTTGTTGTGACCGCTTTTGTCGTGCAATCCAATCTTCACCGTGTCGCCGCTGGTGCTTGCTGCCACAGCCTGCAAGGGGATGATATTCAACGACTCTGCTCGCGCGATGTTGCTTTTGAAGACATTGAAGGTGTTTGAGACCGGCTCAACAGAGATGACCTTGCCATCACAGATCTTGGACACCATCAGAGAAAACGTCCCGATGTTGGCGCCAATGTCAACGACGTCATGGTCCTTGAGCTTCTCTTTGGTGATGCCATAGATGTTATGGACCACCACTTCGTTGTAGTGCTCTTTGGCCTCATGGTCGATCTCGCACAGCCACTCGAGCTCGCGCTGCAGGCTCATGCCGAGGTTGTATTTTGCAACCAGGCGCTCGGAATTCTTTTTGAACGTCTTGTCCCAGTCCTTGACGAGCTTGGGATCATGCACGGTGCCTTCGCCCTTGTGGTAGATCGGATAGCTGCCTGCGACACCATGGGTAGCATCCAGGTGGTTCACGGCCACTTCACGGACCTCAAATCCAGCCTCTTCCGCGCGGATGCAGAAGTCGGTGTCCTCGCCGGCGCCAACCTCAAAAGCCTCATCCAGTAATCCGATTACTTCAAAGACGTCCTGGCGTATCGCCACGCAGAAGAAAACGGCAAAGCTGCGCTGGATGTCGGTATTGAAGCCCTTCATGACGCAGGCAATGCCGCAATCCTGATCTGACAAGGCGCTCCCGAACAGATCAAGCCATTGGTTCTTTGGCTGGTCCAGGAGAACCGTGTCGTTGTTCAGCAGGACGATGACGTCGCCGGTGGAGTGCTGGATGCCAAGGTTGCACGCTGGAGCGTACCCAATTGGACGGTCGACCCAAAGGCCCTTGAATTGGCCCTTGGTGCCCGACTTGCCGAAATAATCAGCAACGTATCTGACGTAAGACTCGGTTGTGTCCGTACACCCATTGGCGACCACGATCAATTCAATCTGATCTAGATCTGTGTGCTTGAGGATTGACTCAATGCACGGTTTCAGCAGGTCATCGCAATGGTTGTAAGTGGGTATGACAACCGAAAATTTCATCAGAATCCTCCTCCGACAACGCCTCCTGTAAAGGCGTGGGTGGAGGCATTGTATGTCAGGCTTGTATCGACATAGACAGATTGTGCACCCGTGGTTCCAGAGACAAAAGTTACATATTCAGTTGTCCCCGAAGAGGTCGCAACTGTAACTGTTGTCGGTGTCGCGCCGGAATATCCCGAGATTCCAGAGTACCCCGAGATGCCAGAGTAGCCTGAATAGCCCGAGATGCCACTGAATCCGCTGAAGCCACTCAAGCCAAGGCCGCTATAGCCCGATGTTCCAGAATAGCCACTGATCCCTGAATAGCCACTGATACCGGACCAGCCGCTAATGCCAGACCATCCAGAGTAGCCGCTGATGCCGCTGAATCCACTGATGCCACTGTAGCCGCTAAAGCCGCTGTAGCCAGAGATGCCAGAGAATCCAGAGAATCCTGATGTTCCACTGTATCCGGAGGTACCACTAAATCCTGAAATGCCCGAGTATCCAGAGTATCCCGAAATGCCACTGAACCCAGAGATGCCAGAGAATCCAGAATAACCGGAGATCCCGCTGAACCCGCTGTAGCCAGAAATACCACTGAATCCGCTGTAGCCAGACGTGCCGGAATAGCCGGAAATGCCCGAATAGCCACTGATACCAGAGTACCCGCTGATGCCAGAATAACCAGAGTATCCGGAAATGCCGGACGTGATGGCAAAGACCAAAGCCTGGGCAGAAGAAAAGTTCGACGTTCCAGTGCCGGACGATGAGATCAAATGAACCGGGATCGTCCAGTAGGTGCTGTGGCTGACGACAGAGCCATTGACCTGCCAAATCTGATTGTTGGCAGAGTTGGTTGCGTCTTGAATGAAAAAGTCTTGCGTCTGCTGAAGCAAAGACAAGAACGTGTTGATGTCAAAGCCGTTGTTTTCATATCGGCTGATGTTGATCGAAGTGGCGCTGATTTGCGTGGCGTTATTCCACAGCACATTACCCGACCCAGGATCGCCAGATGTTCCGCTGGTGTCGGCGTTGTATGTGTAGTAGCTGTTCGATGTCCCGGTGAACCCCGAATAACCGGAGATCCCCGAGTAGCCAGAATAGCCGCTGAAGCCCGAGTACCCGCTAAAGCCAGAGTACCCCGAGATGCCGAAGATGTTCTGCCATGAGCCGTTCAAGTACCCCTCAACCGTGTTGAGGTCGCTGTTGGCGCGGATCTCACCAAAGGTTGCTCCCACCGGTCGTTGGGCACTTGTACCCACCGGCAACGTGACAGCACCGGTGCCAGGAATAATCGGATTACTGGCCAGGCCAACTGTTGGGTTGCCGGTCGACCCGTCAGGATTGGTGACGACGGTCTGATTCGACA